GGTCAGGTGTATCTTGGTCAAACATTGCATTTGTTATGCTATCGCCAACTATTTCTTGTCTAAGGTTTTCTAAAGATTGCTCTGTTGATATCGCAGAAGAAGGAACTTGTGCTGCAAATCCTGTAGCACCACCTATCAATCCTTCACCACCTGCTTGTCTGAAATCTAACTCTAGTCCCTTGTCTGTCCCAGCTGTGCTACCAAACTGTTCGGTAAGTCCTTGTAAAAACTCTGTACCTCCTTCTCGCACTCCTGAACCAACTAATGTAGTGTTTAATCTACCAATGTTTTTAGCACCGATGGCATTTAAGACTCCAGAAAAAGTTGCAGTGCCTAAAGCAGCTGCCCAATCAGAAGTATCTGGTTCTTCTCTAGGAGGATTAGCGTTTCTAGCTCTTTCTAATGCTACTGGCCCTGCTATTTGCACAGCCTCGAATAATCCTGGCCCAAGTAAACCGCCGATAAATGCTCCAGGAAGACCACCAACTGCTAGTCCTGCTCCTGCACCAATACCCCTAGATAATAAAGATCCGCCTAGTTGCCCCGCTTGTTCTACTACAGCTAAAGGCAAAGCACTAAAATCGTACATTCCCTCCTCTCCTACAAACTGAGCTGATTTTGAGTCATAGTTTTCAGGGGCATCTATTAAACCCCTTAACGAATCTGCTTGTGTATCAAATCCTAATGCTTTTAAAGTGGTAGCAACGTTCTCGGTAGGTTGATCCAAACCAAATCGCAAAGCTCTACTAACGGCTGATTTTTCTTTTTCAGAACCTTGTAAATTGCCCGCAGCTAAGTCTGCTGCTGTAATGTCTTTACCGAAGATTGCCATTGACTTAGTTTATATGATTAGGGCATCAAGGTGAATATGTTTATCCTGTCCTGTTTGCCTTTAACAGTGATCGAAGGTAGTACCGCTAGAGGGAAAGAACATACTTTTGCTGTGGACTCTCCAATGACTATATCTTTGCCCACTTCTTTGGTGCTGGATTCTAACCTGGCCGCTAAATTTACCGTGTCACCTATGGCTGTGTAGTCAAACCTAGTTTCAGATCCCATGTTACCTACTACAGCTGGGCCTGTGTTTACGCCAATGCCAATCTCCACAGAAATTTTTGACGACTTAAATTGATCTTGTATTTCTTTTGCGCACAGCACAGCAGCTTCTTCGTGGTTCTCTAAATCCAAGGGCGCATTAAATATCGCCATCATTGCATCACCAATATACTTATCCACCATGCCACCATATTTCTTAACTGTATCTGATTGTATAGTTAGTGCTTCATTCATAATCTTTGTTACTTCTTCTGGTTCCATGGTCTCACTCATAGCAGTAAAGCCACGTACATCTGTAAACAAAAACGTACAGTTCCGTCGTTCTCCGCCCAACTTCAATAGACTGGGATTAGACTGCAAAGCCTTTACCTGCCTCGGATCTAAGTAATGTTCGAATTGCTTTTTTATAAGCTGTCGTAGTTTGTATTGTTCTCTAAACCTTAGATAAAAGGTAATGGTTGCTGTTATAAACTCAGCTATAAATGTCCAAGTTACATCAATCAATACACCTTGTTGCACTACGCTGTAGCCACCAAATAAAGTTAAGGCCATGGTAGACACAGCTAAACTTATCCCCAACGTTATCCCCAAGAAGTTAATCAATCCCCACATCATAACTACACCCAGTATCAAAGCCGCCAACTCCACAGCTAGGGAATAGTCAGGTATGTATGGACTGTCTTCTATCAATATAGATTCCGCTAGAGCTGCTTGTATCTTGTGCGGTTCAAGTAACCCTGCTGGTGTTGATAGCTGTGGCATCACTCCGTTAGCTGTCACTCCTACAATTACAAACTTATCTGCCACATCCATCTCTTGTAACGTAGTCGAAGGGGTATTCACGAAACTTATCCACTTACGTCCTAAACTGTCTGTTTTGACTGCTGGAAGCCCTTTTACCCTAATTTCTTCGATACCATTATCATTCGTATTTATAACGTAGGTGTCAGCACCAGCTAATACTTTTAATATTTGTGTGCCAAATGCAGGAACCCATCCATCAGGGGTACGCATCAGTAAGGGCAGTCTTCTGGTCAACCCATCCACATCTATCGGTGCAGAAGATATTCCTTGATAGGCACTGTTGCGTAATGCCTCTACATTCTGTGTGGCTCCTTGCAACATCACCCCACCTATATCATCGCCAAGTATTACCGTTCCCGTTGTTGGCGGGTACTGTTGATTGTCTGTTTCAAACATAGCCAAGATACTTGGATGCAAACTTAACGTGTTTGCAAAAACTTCGTCACCACCAAAACGATCGGGTTCACTGAATGCTATAACGTATCCTACGCCCATAGCTCCACGTTCCAGTAGTTCTAAATGTATTTCTGCCAGTCGTTCTCTAGGAAAAGGCCACCCACCTTCGTCTCTTACGTCGTCTTCTGCTATGTTAAGTATCGTAAAGTAACCAGAAGGCCCTTGGTCCTTGATCCATGAATCGAATACCTTGAGCTTTAGTATCTCTAGAGGAGTAAGCTGTAAGACCAAAGGCAAACCAAGCAAAGCTATCAAACCAAATAGCTGTAATTTTTTCATCCTGATCCTTGTTTAATTTTAATTGTTGTCGAAGATCCCCCATTAATCTTAACTGTGTTCGATACACCGTCCTGTATTAAGATAATGGTGTAGCTGTCTGATCCATCTAGAGTTAGTTTTGCACTTTGGCTAACTGTCCTCGTTAAATTTATGCTTTGCCCAGATACTATAGTGGTTATCTGTGTATCCTTGTCCTGGCCTATTTCTGTTCCAACTATACGTATGCCTACTCCACCTTGTTTAAGGGCATCTTCTTCTTTAGATATAGCCAGTGCGTCTAGTACGTTAAGTAAGTCCTCTAAAAAGTTTACATCTAAATAATTAATATCTAACTCAGTAAACTCTAGCTCTGCTTCTGCATCAAGAAAGTCTTCGTTAAGAAAGTCTACATCTAAATCATTAAAGTCTAGGTAGTCAGCAGAGGCTTGTGTCTGTGATTGCTCTAACGATTCGTCTGTCTGTTCTGGCGGATTTACAATGAGCATGTTGTCGATTAGCTCTAATGTAATGTCTAGCTCTACAGGTGCAGTAGGATTGTTTTCAAACACAGATACCGTGGTTGCCTGGTAGGGTTTGTTTAACGTCACACTACCCATACCTGTAGATACTATGATCTCGCCACTAGATATACCATTCTCGTCAGGTAATAGTATGACAAGAGATCTACCTAGCTCGTCCACAGTACACGTAAAGTCCGTCCCACGAATCGCTATGTTAGCTGTCGGTGTGCGTATTGATATATTGCTCTTGTTGTTAAATTTACCTGTAATAAATCGCGCTGTGCCACTAGCAAACTTCAAGGCCATTTTAGATTTTGACGGGTCAGGGTCGTAGATATATTCGTCTATGACTAACTTAGAATGTTCTGTCAGTTTGACTGTAGAGTCGTCTTCAAAAGTTATAGCGACTCTGCCCGCTTCTGTGCGGACATCATCCATTTGTTGTATGTCGAATTGCAACTCAGCTCCGTAAGCTTTGTCTCTTAGGACTTGTGCGCTACCTCTAACTTCGGAGATAGAGCCTATTTCAACAGACGAATGAAGTTGTTGCGTCTGACTGAGTGACACAGACAGTGCCGCTAGAGCCAACAGATGTAATCTTGAGCCAATCATTATCTGATGTAGATTCCTGATCTATGTTAAATGTTCTTGATCCACCTGTATGATCTAGGTAAAAGTAACCGCCCGCATACCCATCTCCATCGTAGGTGACGACATTATCATTACCATCAATGTCCATGTAGTTAGTTGCTCCATCTACATCTATAGCGGCTGTAATATTATTACCACCACCTTGCACTATCCAATCCAGATCTAAGTTAGCTGCTAGTGCAGTCATGGCATGATTGAGAGTCATGGTATTTGTATTACCTGTCACTTGTACGTTTACATTAGAACCATCTGCACCTGTAGCGTTTGTTTCGTCTGTAGACATATTAAAGGTGTTGGTATCACCTATAAATGAGAAGTACCCTGTATAAGTATCTGCCCAGATGTCTCCAAGAAATTTGTTTGTCGAACCTTTCTGCAAAATATCTAACGTCATAGTTGCACCGTCAATATCTAGTGCAGTCATAGAACCAGCCGCAGCATCAGCACCACCGATGATGTTACCACTGCCTCCAACTTGTTCTATATCTAAATTAGATGTAGCACCTGACTGATCTATAAATATCTCGTTGTCAGCTGCATAGAAAGGTGTTGCTATTAAAAGCAACAATATAAGTAGTCTATTCATTCTCACTTCTTTGCTCCCAATACCCTAGTTCTAAACCTTCGAGTATTGTTTCTAAGACAGCTGTTTCCACAGCCGTCTGTAATGCTATATTTACTGATTCATTCTCTACTATACCGCTCTCAATTTCAACTAATTCAGTGTTATTGTTGTAGAACCTAAATACGTCTTGTGATATAGAAGCACTCAACACACTCTTCGTTACTAAGACTTCTATTAAAACTTTACCTGTACTTACTGAAACTGTGCGTAATGAAACCGTTATACTGTCTTGCCTGTATTCTTTTGATCCGCCTATACCAAGATACCTAGCTCCAGCTCCACCAGATTTAATATTAGTTTCATAACCTATAACACCACCTTGCATAAGAAGGCCCGCAAACAACAAAGGTTTAAGTTTTTGTTTTTCTTCGAAATTTTCTCTGGTTGTACGTATAAGCTGTCGTTCTTTGGTTAGATCATCCAGGCCTTTGCGTTCTACTACATCAAAAAAGTTAGAATGTTTTAGAGCTCTTATTAGATAAGCATCAGGAGATGATGTAATGGCTGTGCTAAAACTAGCGTACTGACTATTAGATCTACGTTGTCCTGTATTGTCTTGAAAACTTTTACCGTAAACTGCAACTATAGGTTTTTTAACAGGAGGGGTTAGGTCTTTAAGTTCTTTAACAAAAAGAGAACTTACTTCTGCGGGCTCAATATCCCGCATTGGAGGCACACCGTTATCTAAAGGGTCTACAATTAAAGCGCAATTAGAAAGAAAAAGAACCGAGAGGAACAGTAATTTCTGTTGTATTGCCTTCTTCATCTGTAATTATTAAAGTTACTTTGTCGTCTTCAACCCTATATTCTATGGTATTTCCTTCTAATTCTAAAATGCCAAAATCAGATGCAGTCTCACCAAATAGATTATCTACCAGCTGTCTACTAAGCTGTGCGTATATTCTACTCTCTAGGTTACGTATAAACCTAGCTAATGTTGTGTTCTCTGCTTCTCTTTCTAGATCTTCTACGTAAGCTTTAATCTCTTCACGTATAGCTTCTTTCCTGTTGAACTCTTGATTCTCTATAGTCAGATAATGACTTGAAGTGTTTTGCCCCGAAAAACTAGGGCTTTTAAACTTATGCGTCATTTCATCAGCTTGCACAGTTATGACAACAAACATAACAATTATCATGGAAGCTATAAGTAACATTTCGTCAGGTCGTTTAGGAGCCATCAATCTTTCCTCTGATCGTCTCTGTCCGCTTTAGCGATCTTATTACTATCTATTAGTTGCGGTACACCTAATATAGTCTTTATAAGAGTATCTTGTCTAATTATTTCATTATCTAAACTTCTTACTCTATCTATAAGAGCTACTAAGATGCCATGTTGTGAGTCCAGTTTAGTTCCTAGCCTTTGTTCCATCTGCTCTATCTGATCTGCAACCTTATCATCTAAAACATCTAACTTAGTTTCCATGCCGTCAATAATTCTATTGATAAGTTTCCATATAAAGAAACCTAATCCTAATGCAGCAGCTATTGGGAAGCCTACTTCATTTATAAATGTAACTGCTTGTTCCATAATCTTGTATAAATTATACCTTTATTGGAACCAACTGCGAACCTCTCCAAGAACTTCGTTACTAATCTTAACTTTGTTTAATAAGTTTTTAAGTATTTGTTCGTCAACTGTGCCTTGTGATACTAGGTCTACATAAGTGCAACTGCGTTCCTGACCGATTCTGTGTATGCGGTCCTCTGCTTGTACTCTAAGTTCTAGGTCGTAGGAGTTAGAATAAAATATCATAGTGCTGGCTTCTGTTAGTGTGATACCTCTGCCCCCTGTCTGTGGGTTAGATACAAAATATCTAAGATCACTGTCAGGATCCTGGAACTTTTCTATTATGTTTTGTCGTTCGTCCTGCGGTGTCTTGCCATAATAAGATGCTACAGAACCTTGACCAAACTTTTCGGTAATGGCTCGTTCTAGTTCTTGTATGTCTGTTTGAAATACTGCAAAGATTACAACCTTACCTGACGTTTCTTCTAACAGATCTAATACTGCTTGTACTCTGTTGTTCTTTAATATGATTGTTTCACCTTCTTCATTACGTAAGCTACCTGCTACCACTTGCTGTAGTCGCATAAGCTGAGTCAGTACGTTCATAGTAGAAAACAATTCATCTTCTAATACCATAAGTGCTTCACGTTTCATTGTGCCGTATGCTTTGTTCTGTTCGTCAGTCAGTTCTATGTGCCTTCTTACATAAACTTTCTCAGGGAGGTCTAGGCATTCGTCTTTTATCTTACGTATAGAAAAGTCCTTGATCGATTGTTGTAGCTCCTCTAGTTTTTGGAAACCGACTATCTGTTGAAATGCATGTCGGCCCATTTGTTTACGTTGTGTTATGGCATACCTAGCTTGGAAAGCATAGAAACTACTAAAACCTAAAAGGTTTGGAGATAGAAAATAACACTGTGAGTACAGATCAAGAGGTGCTTTTGTTATAGGAAATCCTGTAAGTATTCTTCTGTAGTCTGCTAGTGGTGCTAACTTAATAAGATGTTGTGTGCGTTTGGCTTTTGGATTCTTAATGGTAGTTGATTCATCTACAGCCATCATT